CGCTGTTCTGTCCTTCTCGATAGAACGCATAGCTTGGGTCAGAGCCAGGCAAGGCAACTGGCTGCTCTAATAGGGCTGACCGCAGCCAACCCATTAGTTTTGTTCCATCCTCTGAGCCAAGGACTCGGAGGCATAATTTGTTTAAATCCTCAGTTGCTTGTTGTGAATCTCGGATATCTGTAGTTACAGACTCCAATCCTTCCCATCCGTCATTCATTAAAAACCCTTTTTAGAATGTGTACCATTGAGTAGCTGTAGTAGCCATCAATTCAGTAGTTGAGCCAGCCGTTAAGGTAAAAGCCGCATTAGCCGCTAAGGCATTAATCGTACCGCCTGTGGCTGGATAAATGTTTAATGTATCAGCACTATCTGAGTTTCTAATTAGGATACGCATACCAGCTACCGCAGTTGGTAATCTTACCCCAGTTGCTCCTGTGGCTACTACAGTCACATTGTTAATATTTGATACAAGGGCTGTAGCAGTTCCTTGAGTAGTACCAGCCGCACTTACTGCCGCACTAATACTCTGAATTACTAATCCGTTTAGGGTAGTTGTGCTAGTTGCGCCTGATACCGCAGAACCAATGTTAATAGTAGTAGTAGAACCTGATACACCAGCCGTACCAATATTCATTGTTTTGGTAGAACCTGATGCAGTTGCACCAGCTTGGATATTAGTTGTTTGGCTTACTGTAGACTGACCTAAAGTTATTATTCCAGTTCCACTTGTGCCACCAGCAGTCCATGTTCCTGATGTTTGTGAAGTTCCTAATGCAATAGGACCAGTAGTTGTAGAAAAAGTAATATTAGTAGATGCAGTTAAAGTACCGCTAAGAGTAGTTGTTCCTAAAGTAGTTGTACCTTGAACAGTTAATGCACCATCTACATAAGCGTTAGACTGTACTGCTAAGTTACCTTGTACCCTAGCGTTACTTGTAGTGTTAAATACATCGGTTACTGCACTAATAGAGTTTGTTGCTGTGTTGTATTGAAAGACTGTGTCGCTTGTTGTACCAACAATGTAAACACGGTTGTCAGCAGTAGAATCAATAAACATACCTGCTGGGGCAGTTTCTTGAAAACCAACATAAAAGTTATTTACAAAAGTGGCTGTGCTGACATTCCAAGCCGTTCCAAGAGCATATTCGGAAATATCATCGCCAGTTGTACCAGTAATCCACATTTTTGTGCCATCAGCACTTAGGTTTACTTGGTTTGGTGTTGTTTCTTGTGTTGCAACGCTAAATGAAATCCCTGAATAAGATGCAGTAGATACATCCCAAGCCGTTCCTAAGTTATATTGAAATACTGTGTCTAAAGTTGTTCCAATAACATACATTACTGTGCCGTCAGACTTAAACCAAAGACCAGATGGATTTGTTTCTTGTGAGGCTACGCTAAATGATTTAGATGCGTAGGATGCTGTCGAAATATCAAAAGCAGACGATAAAGTGTACTGAAACACAGTATCGTTGGTCTGACCCATGATATACATGGACAAACCATCAGGCTTAAAGAATATATCGGCTGGAGCAGAATCTTGTGCTGAAGTAGAAAACAATCTTACAAAAGTAGCTGTTGATACATCCCATGCAGTTGATAGCGTATATTGGTTTACATCATCACCCGTTGTTCCATTGACATACATATTCAAGCCATCGGGACTTAAAAATAATCCATTTGGATTAGCTTCTTCTCCTGATACAGATTTACTTAATCCTGAGTAATTCCACCCAGTAATGCCTGTGTTGGTTCCAAAACCAGTAATGTCACTAGCATCCAACGTATCCCAAGAAAGGGTTGTTCCGTCAGTCTTTAAATATTTGCCGGGATTAGCAGATTGCAAATTGTATGCATCTACTAAAGCAATCAATTCTTTTTGACGATCTGTTAACTTATCATCTCTACCGCCACCACCACCACCAGTTGGCATAACAATCCACTCGCCCCAAGTACCAGGTTCTTTCTCAAAGCGGATCATTAATCCTTTTTTCTCATGCTTGGGCATTGGGCCAATATCGCCCTTAGATCCATCAGAGCCTCTTAGACCTTGAAAACCACGCTCTCCAGCCTCACCCTTATCACCCTTATCGCCCTTGTCACCCTTTTGGCCAGTATCACCTTTTTGACCAGTATCGCCTTTATCGCCTTTGTCACCCTTTGGGCCAGTAATGGATTTGCCGGGAACACCCTGTGGCCCCATTGGGCCAGTATCCCCTTTGTCACCCTTGTTTGGCTGAACAATAATTTGCCCAGCATCACCCTTCTCACCTTTAGGGCCTTGCTGGCTTTTGGTCTTTTGGGCAACCTCTAATGCTCTAGCGGCAAGCGCTCGTGCTACATCATCACGCATTTGGTAGAACCTCTGATAGTTTGTTTACACCAAGCATATCCAAAATCTTCTTATCAGTCTCACCGCCAGTTCCAATCTCTGGATTTTGCTGTACGGCTTGAGCTGCCATCTCTGCTGCCTGTTGCATATTATATTGTCTCTCAGCGGAGTCAAAGCGCAATCTAGTTGGAATGCCTAGCTTGTCTGCAATGTAATCTGTAATCTCGCCCAACTTCGGTGTGGCTTGACCCTCTGGCCCAAAGCCCTGAGCCATCTGTACGAACTGCATGACGTTGGTTACGTCTTCCATGTTCTGAGCCATAGCTAATGGAGCAACTGGTGCCACCTTAACCTCTAGTCCATTGACACGCAAAGGCATATCGATAATGCCTCTGTCATCCATCACTTGCAATATTTTTGCAACAAGCGGAATCATGGTCTCGTTAATCAAACGTCCAAACGCAGATCCGAGGTTCTGACTCAACTCCTTCATACGTTCTACAACCTCTGTTGCGGAGCGAGCAGACATATTATCCGGAGGCAAGCTCTCGTCTAGCAGTATGCGCTTGATGTTGCCACGCAAATCACCCATGATAATTTGAGCTACGTTAAAGTCACCAGCTCTTGGCAATGGCTTGAGTGACTCACCTTGTGGGCCACCATTACGAGCCACAGGAATGATTGCGCCCGGCACAATCTTGACTGTTGCTGGGTTTAAAACTCCATCGTCAGCTGCGGTATACACACCAGATATAGCAAGCGATGCGTTCTTTAATACTAGCTCTAGGGTTTTGTTTAATGTCTTGATGTCTGGCAATGCGGTGATTAATGGGCCTCTGCCATAGATTTCACCAGCAACCTTCATATAGCGACTTACTACCCAAGGGCTAGTCTTTAATCTGCGATAGACCAGCTCTTGTTTAGATTCTTTATGAATAACGTGGTAACAGAAATCTCCACGCTTTGGATCAAATACTGTGGCCTCAATCAACTCAAAGTCTTCTGTTGGCTTTTGGTCAATCTTTTGCTGTAGGTCTGTGGGTATCTCAGCATCTCTCCATTGCTGGATAATTGCCTCACCCTTGATACGCATCCGTCTGTATACATTGTCTACCTGACCATTGGCACCCTCTTCAAAGGCAACCAAGAACTGTGGCACAGGAATAAAGTTAATTGGAGATGTGTCATCGCCAGGCTGTACCATCATTACTGCGGTACCAACTGCTAGATCAAGCAAGAACTCGCCCATTGCAATGTCAAAGTTAGACTGCTTGAGAGTTGCAAACATCTTGTCTGCATAAATATCAAGAGCTGCGGATGCCTCTGCTTTGCGGTCTTCTGGAATATCTGGGCCAGTTTCTAATCTGCACCACTTACGCTGTGGAGGGAAAATGCCTGACTGTAGACGATTAGCAAAGCGCTGAGTTGAGTTAATTGCAGTAGCATCGAATACTCGATTCATCTTCTTAGCACCGCCAACCTTGCCATCATAGTATCCGTCATAGAGATTACGTTGTGGCAGAGCAAACTCATATGCCTCATCGTATAGGTCTCTAAAGTCTTCTTTCTTACGCAACGCTATATCGTGGCGCTTGAGGATGTCCTCTGGTTTTAGTCTCATCATTTCATCCATATCAATCCTTTTTGTGTCTATTTGCAAAGTTGCGAGCTGCCTCTTTGCTACCAAAGCCCCACGCTTGCAATGCTTTCTTTAATCGGGTTGGTCTACCTTTCTCATCCACAAGTGGCCCAGCCATACCACCAAACCGAGCAGCAAACGATACTCTGCGTGGATTGGTTCCAGCCTTAACTGGAGACTGCAAGTTTCCGCCCTCTTTGCGCTCAAAGTATTTACGGCCAGCCTCGTTTAGACCACCGCTTGGATTCTGATGTTTTTTAAGTGTCATTCGTACCACTCAATCATTAGGTGTGCTGCGTGTGCTTGCGAGTTGACATTCGTAAATCGAAACAAATAAGTAGTTAGCGGTTTTAAAATAAATTCAAATGTAAACAGCTGACCGCCACCACCTTGTTTGTTTGCTGGCACGAACTCCGCTAATATTTCTGTGCCTGTTGCTGTAACAGTTGGCGCTAGTACGGCAGCTGCTGCGCTTGCAGTTGTAATAACTCTATTACGTCTGTGGATTGTCATTGCTGTACCACCACTCGTGGTTGGTGATTCGTATACAAAAAACTCAGACTCTCCTGATCCACCATAATCAAAAACAGCGTGAGCAGAGTAATCAGATGGCCACGCAATCGCAATATCAATACTTGCGCCAGCACCTAACCCAGCAGCGTATGGAAACAACTTGTAAACGTAATACGCTCTTCCTTCATGCAAACGCAAATGGTTTACATCAACAATAGGAAAAGGTCTGTCTGAGCTTGCAAGTGTCTGTACGTTGTCTTTATCAACGTAACTCGGTGACACATGACGAGATTTAGTAGAGAGCGACTCACGCTCAACTGTAATCGGCATTAGTCTTCTTCATCCTCTAGTTCGGATGCTTTATACATATCTTCTTCGTTTGGCTTAGAACGGCCAGCCTTTTGAGCCAGCATCTTAGCCACCTTCTTTTGGAATGGTGTCAACTCCATAGGCTTCTTCTCTTCCTCGCCCATGCCTTTATGCTCTTCACCAAACTCAAACGATAGTTCTACTTTCATTTCTTAGTAGCCCTCATGTTGTCAACTAAGTTGGGGTATGGTCTACCAGCTTTCTTAGCCATTGCTTTAGCAGCAGCCTTCTGCATTGGAGACAGTTTCTGTGGCTTGCCTAAATCTTTAGGCCGTTCTTTATCCCAGACTTCTTTCATTTCTTCTTAGCCATTCTAGCCTCGCTCATTGCAATTGCAACGGCTTGCTTTTGGGATTTAACAACTGGGCCACCTTTACCAGAATGTAGACCGCCAGCCTTGTATTCACGCATGACTTTGGCTACTTTCTTTTGCATCTTGTCTTTTTTATCCAAGGCTATTACCTCCACCTAAAGTTTCTTGCATTCCCATCTCTGCATTTAATCGTGCATCTGATAGGAGCTGACGGCCTCTGCGCTTTGATCCACGCATACGAGCGCCAGCTTCTTCCTGTGATTGAGTTGCTTTTTCAACTACTGGTTCTGGTTTTGGCTCTGGAGCCTTTGGACTACCGCCACCACCACCTCCGAATACTCCACCCATGATTAGTACCCTTTCATTTCGTTAGAGCCAAGCGTTTGGATGCCTGTCTCTGGGGTTAAACGTGTATCGGATAGCAACATACGGCTGCCACCACGCACCCTTGCTTTAGCACGAGCTGCGTTCTGCTCGGCTAGTTGGCGCTTTTCTTCTTCAGCTTGCGCCCTAATCTTTTCGTTCTCTGCTTTAGTCTCAGCAGCTGCTCGTTCTGCACCGCTGGTATCTGGAGATCCACCAAATAGTCCACCCATTTAATACCTCGTCATTAGTAAGTAATCTACCTTGTCAGGGCCATACATCTTTAAAACTGTTTCGGTCTCAAACTTTAACGCTTTTGCATAACGTATTGCCCGAATATCGTCAGTTCTAACAGTTATTTGCAATCTGTGCAAGTGCAGATATCGCATTGAGATATCTATAAAGGATCTGCCACATCTGAGCATGGATGCCGGGTACTCTCTAGCCTGGTTATCAAAGATGCTCCACATCTCGCCAACTCCACCCCAGAACAAGACAACTCCGAATATCGCTATCGGTCTGTTTCTGTAGAAAGCGGTTACCGCTGTGCCAAGAGTGGATTGGCTATATATCATGGAACGTAAGTCATATCCCCTAGCTACCGCTAACAGCTCTGGCTGGGTGGTATCGAGTTGGTCAAAATGGTCAATAACAAATGGCAGATAGAACACTCCTCGCTTGGGATGCATCTGTTCATTCAATACCTCATAAGGTATAGTTACTTTCATCTGGCAAAGATATCGAAATCGCTATTGGCTACAGTTTGGGCTACAAAAGTCTTTGATGAAACATCGCCCGGCCTAGTCATGCGTTTGTATTCACCGCCACCGAGCAAGAGATATCCAAAGGCATCACCAACGTGGGAGTGTTCGTTTTTGTTTGGGGTGTCCCTAAACCGCTCCTGACCAGATCCTACCGATACCCGCTTGAAATGGTACCCACCAGCCAAGGACTTACGCAGTAGCTTGCATTTTGTGTCAACTAACAGCCCAGGCTTGCCGTTTATTAAGCGTTGCATGGGTGCGGCAGCTGATTCTCTACGAACCTTAAAATCATTTGAGGGTGTCGGTTGTGCCTTGAGACCTAAAGTTCTGAGGAAGTCAAAAGCTGTGACCTCATAAATGGCATCCCTCGCCATACCAGCGGGATCGCCCCATACCAACACTTGCATACCGGGGTACTTTGCGTTGATTTCAGCGATGAGCTGGTGGCCAAAGCGCTCCAAGCCCATGTCAAAAGTAACAATCTCATCGATTACTTGCCACCTACCGCTAGGCAACCTCTGCCCAATCACCGCAGCGGGTGTTAAACCAAAGTCAAGACCGATCTGAATCGGCACAGAGTTGTCTAAAATAGTCTCTCCGGACATGATGTTATCGTCATATTCATGCCAAACCGATCTGCCTTCTTGGACGTAGGTATATTTGCCTTCAGCGTAGCACCTAATCCAATCAATATTCTTACCGAGTAGCATCTGCTGGTAGTAGCCGGGTGGTAGATTGGCTACGTTTTCAGCCTTCTTGTTGAGTTGCCACCATTTACCAGCTGAGAAGATGCAGTCATTAGCCTCTGGGTTTTCTGGGAGGTCATCTTTTGCAACCTCAATAATCCCGCCCGGCTGTCTAAAAAACTTCCAAGCGTATGCGCCTGTCATCTTTTCTTTCTCTGCCATCCTAAACCACCAATGGTCATCGTCCATAGGGTTGGTATCCATCCAGATCCCATGCCAGCTGGCACCTCCATCTCGCTTAGTAGGGTATCTACCTACTCGGTGTGTAAGGCCATCGATTACAGCCTTGGGCAACTCTCGTGCCTCGTTAACCCATGCGCCTGTTAGCTCTAGGGATAATAGCTTTCGCACGTCCTTTGGCTGGTCAAGGGCTAGGAAGATTACCTCGCAATCGATACCAGCTGCATCATCTCTAGCCGGTAGTCGGATGTGGTGGGTAATCGGTGGGGTATAGAGCATTGGCCCAAAGGTATTCTCTGGGAAAAGGTCTTGCCAAGTCTTTATGGTTGTTGTCTTGAGTTCGGGGTAGCTATTGCGTACAATGACAAAACGGGTATATCGGACACCATCGATAGGGGAGGGCTTTTGCTGAATGGCTCTGATAAACACCTCGGCAGCGCAAGCATATGACTTGCCCGATCCTACTGGCCCCATCATCCCACGCACGAATGCATTGCTTGTTAAGAACTTATAAACCTCTGGGGATTTGGAAAAATCAAGGCTAATACCAGTTGATGGTATCTGTTTGTTTGACATCTCTTTTGTTCTAGCCATTGATTTTTAACACTTTTCAGTTAATATTAGCTAACTTTAACATTATAAGGTATGTCATGGCTAAAAAAGCGTGTACCGATGAAGAGTTTATTTCCGTTTGGAAGAAACTGCAATCTCCAGAAAAGGTTGCCCAAGTTATTGGTCTTAGCTCTCGCAATGTAATGAAAAGGCGCAGAGTAATAGAAAACAAATATGACATCGTCTTGGATGCTTTATCTCCCTCTGGACAGCCTAAGATATACATTCCAGACGAGCAGATGCAAGCTAACGTCACCATCGATAATGGCACAATCCTAGTTGGTTCCGATTGCCACTACAACCCAGAATACATTACGACAGCTCACAGAGGCTTTGTTGAATTTGTAAAGTATCTGAAACCAAAGATTGTCATTCTCAATGGAGATATTGCAGACTTCGCTAGTATCTCAGCACATCACCGCATTGGCTGGCAGAAAGGCCCCACAGTCAAAGACGAGCTAGAAGAGATTCAAGAAAGACTTGGGGATATTGAGGCTGTGCGCCCAGCTGGTTGCAAATTGATGATTTCGATCGGGAATCATGATTTAAGATTCTCCGGCAAACTTAGTAACGTCCTCCCTCAGTACGAGGGCATCAAGGGTTTTGATATTGCTGACCACACCCCGCATTGGAAGTGGTACTGGTCAATCATGGTTAACGAGACTTGCATGATTAAACACCGCTGGCACAACGGAGTTCATGCGGTTTATAACAACACGATGAAATCAGGCACCAGCTTTGTCTCTGGCCACCTACATTCTCTCAAGGTAACCCCTTGGACAGACTACACCGGCACCCGATATGGGGTGGACACCGGCACCATGGCCTGTATCAAGGACAACCAGTTTTCGTACACAGAAAATAATCCTGTCAACTGGAGGGCCGGATTCGCAGTCTTGACCTTTATCAATGGCAAACTCATGCCACCAGAGCTGGCAGAGGTTGTTAACGAGGATGAGGGTCTAATCTACTTCCGAGGCAAGCTCATAAAGGTATGATCCAGCTGACATCCACTATTCTCAAGAATATGTACACCATGCTTGTGGTGTGCAAACCTTTTGATAATTGGAATATGCCCCTACCAGAGCAGATTAAGTTCATCGTTGACCACGATCCCGATACGATGGGAACCTATCTATACGATGATGGGGGCAAGCATGAACACGTTATTACCATCTCAGCAGCTCGCTGTGGGTTCTTGGATACAGTTATTCGGACTATGGCTCACGAAATGATCCACGCATCTCGGTGGAATACCTCTACCGCAGCATGGCAAAAGCACGATAAGACCTTCCGGCATCGAGCCAAGCTAGTAGCGGATGAGCTGGGCTTTGATCCGCTAGAGCTTTAATATAACCTTTGTATAACATTGGTAACAAATATGTTACTTAATGTACACATATGGTAACCATTATGTACAAAAATGTTACTTAGTGGCCAGAATATAAAGCCCCGCATTGCTGAAAGAATAACCCGCATACACGATAGCCATAGGCACATTACCCTTTAGTCCTTGCTCTACAGCTATGTAGCCATAGATCAGACCTGTAACAATAATCAGCCAAGCACTCATTTACCAGCTTTTCTCAAAGCAATATGCTTTTGGAGGATGTGCCAGAACTCAGACTTGATCGGCATCTTAGTCTCCCGCCCAGCGCACACCAGTTCTATTCAATCTCAGATTAATACTGGATTCCATATCGTTAGCCAAGCGACACAACTTCTGGCTATCATCTTCATCTTCTGTAGAGATAAAGCCGGCAAAGGGTACCGGCTCAGTATTCGCACAATGGTGGATCTCATCAATCGGCAATGGTTCGCCACAATGCTCGCAAGTATCCCGCATTGAGTTCTCTCTATCTTCAGTCGTAAATGTAGTCATTTATTTCTCCTCAGTTAATAGCGATATCGCTATAGGAGACATTCTTTCTGAAAAAAATAGAAATGTAAAGGGGGTGTTGTTATTTTATTTCTACGTCTTCAATATCGGGTGGCTTAATATTGATGCCAATAACCGATGGCTTATCGGAGTTCTCTGGGCTATCTAACAATCCAGAGGCTTTGGCCAGCAATCTTAGGACTCCAACCTTATCGTACAGCTCCAACTCTAGGTTTCCATCCTTATTGACTCTAATCGTCTTGATGGCTTGTAGAGCGTGTTCTGGAATGTCCTTAGATGCCTTGACTTGGATCTTGCCATCCTCGTCCCACTCCATAATATCCGTAATCTTCGTGTTGGCCATACAGAGTAGGCTATAGGCTACCGCCTCCTTGTTCTCCATAATGGTAGCGGAGCGCTCTAACCTCTTCTGTATTGACCGAATCCCACCCCAGTTCTGCATGGAGGGGATCTGCGTACTCAGATTTGACTTAACTCTAGCCATCAGAATGGAATATCGCTATCTGACCTAGGCATCTCATCGTTGCCACGAGGTGTAAACCCAGCTTGCTTGGGCTTACCGATCTTACCGGCTAGGTACTTCTTGCCTGTCTTAGCCTGTTTCTCATAC